CCTCATATCTTGTGCCGGTGATGACGTCTCCTGCAGGCGGTTATGTGACCGGTTCTCTGCACGATTACATGGGTCTTCCGGTTGCGTCGGCGACTGCCGGTGTCGGTGTTGCTCCAGGTGCTACTATTACTCATTCTGCGCTGCCGTTTAGGGCGTATAATAAGATTTGGAATGAGTGGTTCCGCGATCAGAATATTCAGAACTCGGTGTATAGTAACGCGGCTGACGGTCCGGACGATACGTCGCAATATGTTTTGTTGCGGCGTGGAAAGCGTCATGATTATTTTACGTCATGCCTGCCTTGGCCCCAGAAGGGTCCAGCGGTGTCGATCCCTCTGGGTGGTACTGCGCCTCTGGGCGGTTATGCTCCGGTCACGGGTATTGGTGTTGCGTCTACTTTCAATGGGGTTGCTGCGGCGAATGCTGTGAAGGATACCGGTGGGAATTTGAATTATACGACCTTTGATACTCCGGCTATGACTGCGGCGAATGCAGGTCGTTTGCGATCGCAGAATATTGCTGGTACGAATTATCCTTATGTGCGTGCGGAGCTTGGAATTCCGGCGGCGTCGGGCGACCTGGCGCCCTATGCCGATCTCACGCAGGCTACCGCGGCGACTATTAATCAGTTGCGTCAAGCGTTTCAGATACAGCGTATTTATGAGAAGGATGCTCGTGGTGGTACTCGCTACACTGAGCTTATTCAGGCCCATTTTGGCGTTGTTTCTCCGGATGCTCGTTTGCAGCGTCCTGAGTATCTCGGAGGAGGTTCTTCGTCGGTTAATGTTAATCCGGTGGCTCAAACCGGTCCGTCTGGAACGACTGGTTCTACTACTCCGCAAGGTAATCTTACAGGAGTTGGTACTACAAGCATGTCTGGTTCGGGTTTTACTAAGTCGTTTACGGAACACGGTATAGTTCTTGGTATGGTGTCCGTTCGTGCTGATATGAACTATCAGCAAGGTATGCATCGTATGTGGTTCCGGTCTACGCGTTTCGATTTTTATTGGCCGTCGCTGGCGCAGATCGGTGAGCAGGGCGTTTATAATAAGGAGATTTATTGTCGAGGCGATGCGAATGACGGTCTTATTTTTGGGTATCAGGAACGTTTTGGCGAGTATAGATATAAGCCTAGTGTTATTACTGGTCAGTTTCGGTCACAGTATGCGCAGACGTTGGATAGTTGGCATTTGGCGCAGACGTACACAACTCTTCCGACGCTTTCTCCGGCGTTTATTGTTGAAAATCCGCCGGTTTCTCGAGTTGTGGCTGTGACCAATCAGCCCCAGTTTTTGTTTGATGCGCATTTCAATTTCAGGTGTGCGCGTCCTATGCCTGTGTATGGTGTCCCTGGTAATATCGACCGCTTCTAGTCGGTCGTCCCCTTGTTTAAAGCGGAGGATACCGGCCGGAGGCCGGTGCGTCCTCCGCTCTCTAAGGGGATTTCGTAGAAATCCCCGTTTTGTTTGATTTTGTTCATTATGTTTCGTGAGCATTTCGTAGAAATGCGTACTAAGATTGCTAGCGCTAGTAGTGTTTAGGAAGTCGTCGTATATACTTTATTTATTTCATTTACTCTTACGACGGTTACTCCGTAATTTTTTGTTTTTTTGTTTTTCTAGTTTCAGTATTTATGCCCGGCCAGATGTCCGGGCTTGGTGGTAGTTATTACCGGTTTAACCAGAGGAGTGATACGATGGATCCGACGTTTGGTTTAGGTGGTCTGATTGGTGCTGGTGTTTCGTATTTTGGTCAACAGCAAACCAATCAGATGCAGGCTCAGATGATGCAGCAACAGATGCAGTTTCAGGAGCGTATGTCGAGTACGGCTTATCAGCGTTCTCGGAAGGATATGGAGGCGGCTGGCTTGAACCCGATGATGATGTTTGGTTCGGGTGGAGCGGCCAGTTCGCCAGCGGGCGCACCCGCGTCGCCCAATGTTAAGAGTGGTCTTGATGCTGATAGTATTCAGAAGGGTGTGGCAACTGCTGTGCAGGCGCAGGTGTCTAGTAAGACGATTGACCACTTGACAAGTGAGATTGCTAAGTTGCAGGCGGAGACTGCGACAGAGACTAAGCGTCCTGCTTGGGTGCAGGCGCAGACAGATAGTGAGCGTGAGCAGCGTAAGTTAATTATGGAGCGCACAGATTTGACTAAAGAAGAGAAGTTTCACGAGATGAATAAGACTGCTTTAACGCAGTGGCAGATACCGATTATTCGTAATGAGGCGGCTCGTGCTAGGAACATCGAAGAGATGTCCCATTCGGCGCGCCGCGCCATTGATGTTGGTCAGTATAGTGGTAAGGGTATCAGTGATACGTTGAAGCCGTTGTTTGAAGGTGTGAATTCGGCTGTAGGTATGCGTAGGAGTAGGCGCTATTATTAAGAAAGGAGACTTTCGATGAAGACAAAGGAAGCTGTGGTTGTGTATGATTTTTATAAGACCTCAGGAGTGCGTGGTGATCTCGATGAGTTCGAGGAGAGTTTAACTCGGCAAGAGTTTGCCGAGGAGTGTGATATCAATACGATTATGAAGAGGTATGAGGATGGCGGCGCAGTGTCGCATGTCAATAAGGCTACGCCGGTCTACCTCGATTGTACGTTGTATCCCGGTTTGCAGGCGTCTATGGATGCTTTCCGGGAGGCGTCATTTGCGTTTAATCAGCTGCCTGCTACAGTGCGTCGGGAATTCGATAACGACGCCGAGAAGTTCGTTCAGTTTGCGTGCGATCCGGAGAACCTTCCTCGTATGCGTGAATGGGGTCTTGCTTCGCCAGAGAAGGGGCCTGAGGCCCCTATTAAAGTCGAGGTGATGAATCCCCCCTCGACGCCGGCGAAGCCGGCTGGAGGACCCTCGTAGAGGGTCCGGGCACACGTTTTGCCTTGATGCTAAGTGTGCTGAGTGACAGGTCTCTGTCACGATTTGAGGGGACTTCCGGTCCCCTCTTTTTTTTGGTATTCTCGGTTTGTTCTCATTGTCAGATCGGAGCAAATCAGATGAAGCGTCATAAGCTGTCTCCTCGGAAGTCGAAGAAGATGTTTTCGAAGCGAGCCGACCTTACGCATAAGAAGAACATGCCTAAGCGTCAGCCGATGCGCGGTGGAATTCGTCTGTGACGTGTTTCTTTCCTATTCGGGCGTTCCGCTCGGCGTCGGTTAATCCGGCGTCGGGCAAGCGTCCGATTGTTTTTTCAGCTAGTGGTTCTCAGTCTGGTTCTCGCATGATGTTGCCGTGTGGCAAGTGTCGTGGTTGTCGTATGGAGTATTCTCGGCGTTGGGCAATTCGTATTATGCATGAGAGTAAGATGCATGCGGAAAACACGTTTCTTACTCTTACTTATAGTGATGAGAATTTGCCGCCGGATGGGACCCTGGTTAAGGGTCATTTACAAGGCTTTCATAAGCGGCTGCATAACAGGCTTTTGGACAGTAGGGGTGTTGGTATCCGCTACTTTGGTGTTGGCGAGTATGGTGATATTTCTAAGCGTCCCCACTATCATTGTATTATTTTTGGTTTTCGTTTTCCTGACGAATTGATTTATTCGCAGGGTGAGTTTCCTATTTATACCTCGAAGATGGCGAATGAGGTCTGGGGCCATGGGAACGTTAAGATTGGAGCTGTTTCGTTTAAGAGTGCGGCATACGTCGCGCGGTATTGTCTCAAGAAGGTTGACGGTGCAAAGCGGGCTGCTGGGCATTACTTGGTCGTTGGTGCGGACGGAGTTGTTTCTGAGCGTATCCCTGAGTTTTCGCATATGTCGAGACGGCCCGGTATCGGTGCTACGTATTTCGAGCGGTACGGGAAAGAGATTATTGCCCATGATAACATTGTCGTGGATGGGAAAGCGGTTCCGTCGATACGGTACTATGATTTAAAGATTGAAGCTGTTGATCCGAAGAAATTTGAGTTGATTAAGAAGCGTCGGCGTCGTAAGGCTAAGTTTCGTGAACGGCTCGTAGATAGAATGCTCGTGAAGGAGCGTCTGCTGGAAGCTGTTACGAAACAGAAGGAACGTAAATTATGAGGCTCCGTGTTTATTCTGTTCTGGATAAGGCTGTGTCTGCCTATCTTCCGGTGCTTATGTTTCGTTCGGAAGGTGAAGCGATCCGTGCATTTGCGGATAGTGTCGCTACGGAAGGTTCTCACTTCGCTAAGCACAGAGGAGATTTTGCTCTGTGTTTTCTTGGTTGGTTCGATGACCATCTCGGTCAATTCGATTGCAGTGCTTCTGTGGTTGTTGCTGAAGCCGCGACCGTAGTGGAGAGCTACGGGGGTGCCTAAACTTGAGGGGGGAGCGTGAGCTCCCCCCTTTTTTTTTACTTTACTTCGACCAATGCACCCTTTGCTTTTGTGAGTGCGTCTTGTTCGTCCTGTAGTGCTTTCTTGATGAGGTCGTTTGATGCGGCCTTGATTTGGCGTTCTCGGAGGCTGATGGCTGCGTTGCACATATCGCGCACCATTTGCTGTGGAAGATCAATCTTGGTGGCCATGATGGTCCCTTACTGTTGGAGGAAGAGATGAAGGGTAATATGCAGCATGCTTTCAGTCAAGTGCCTCAGGTCGCTATCCCGCGATCTACGTTTGATAGGTCGCATGGTTATAAGACCACGTTGGACAGTGGCTATTTGTATCCTGTGTTTGTTGATGAGGCGTTGCCGGGTGATACGTTCCACCTGAATATGACTACGTTTTGTCGGCTCTCTACTCCTCTGCATCCATTTATGGATAATCTCATCATGGATGCTTTTTTTTTCTTTGTTCCAAATCGACTGATATGGAACCACTTCGTGAATATGTTTGGTGAGCAAGCTAATCCTGGTGATAGTACCTCATATCTTGTGCCGGTGATGACGTCTCCTGCAGGCGGTTATGTGACCGGTTCTCTGCACGATTACATGGGTCTTCCGGTTGCGTCGGCGACTGCCGGTGTCGGTGTTGCTCCAGGTGCTACTATTACTCATTCTGCGCTGCCGTTTAGGGCGTATAATAAGATTTGGAATGAGTGGTTCCGCGATCAGAATATTCAGAACTCGGTGTATAGTAACGCGGCTGACGGTCCGGACGATACGTCGCAATATGTTTTGTTGCGGCGTGGAAAGCGTCATGATTATTTTACGTCATGCCTGCCTTGGCCCCAGAAGGGTCCAGCGGTGTCGATCCCTCTGGGTGGTACTGCGCCTCTGGGCGGTTATGCTCCGGTCACGGGTATTGGTGTTGCGTCTACTTTCAATGGGGTTGCTGCGGCGAATGCTGTGAAGGATACCGGTGGGAATTTGAATTATACGACCTTTGATACTCCGGCTATGACTGCGGCGAATGCAGGTCGTTTGCGATCGCAGAATATTGCTGGTACGAATTATCCTTATGTGCGTGCGGAGCTTGGAATTCCGGCGGCGTCGGGCGACCTGGCGCCCTATGCCGATCTCACGCAGGCTACCGCGGCGACTATTAATCAGTTGCGTCAAGCGTTTCAGATACAGCGTGTTTATGAGAAGGAGATTTATTGTCGAGGCGATGCGAATGACGGTCTTATTTTTGGGTATCAGGAACGTTTTGGCGAGTATAGATATAAGCCTAGTGTT